TCTGGCAAATCGGTTATATTTTGGGATAACACAAATAATTATTTTCAAATTCAATCAACTCCGGCATCCTCAAAAATCAGGGTTGTTGCTCAAACAAACGGAGTTGAACTTGCAAATGGTGGGACTTCATGGAGTTCATTGTCTGATATTCGGGAGAAAACAATAATCAGACCGATTCAGGATGCATTAACAACTTTGAAAGATTATAGAACAGTTATCGGGAGGTATAATACAGATCTTGAAACAGTTGAAAGAGCGTTTTTAATTGCTCAAGATGTTCAGATGACATACCCTTATGCAGTCACAGAGGATGATGATGAAGATCAAAGATTAAGGCTATCTTATACCGAGTTAATACCTTTGCTTGTGAAGTCTATTCAAGAATTAAAAGCAGAAATAGACATTTTAAAAAATACACAAACACAAGGCAATAATTAACCATATTTGACATAAAATCAACCCTATGAAAACTGAAAAAGAAGAACAAACAACAGAAGTACAAAAGTTAACAGTAGAATTAACTGCGATTGAATGGAATGCAGTATTGGCAGTCATTGAGGAATCAACTGCACCACACATTCAAGTTAAGGCAGTAGCAGCAGAATTAGTTAAACAATTACAACCTCAGATTAAAGATGACAAATAATAACGCTGATTTGGCGACTGTAGTAAGTGTAACAGGGGCAATGCTTAGTATTGCAAATGTGCAACCGATAGTTACATTAATAGCTTCTATTGTTGCTATAATTAGTGGAGTATTTGCCATTAGGTATTACATTAAAGCAACAAACAAAATAAAATGATTAAGAACGCAATAATATTTATTTTGGTTTTAGTGTGTTTGTTTTTGTTTGAACTTAGGATTCCAACAAGGACAGTTACTAAAACTAAAATAGATACCGTTTTTACTGTGAAAACTTTCACAAAGCATACAAAAGGCGATAAAATACCTTTTAAGATTTTAGATACTATTTATAAGCAAAATTATGATACTACCTACATTGTTAAAGATTATAACCAGGCTAAAGAGTTTACTGATAGCATCAGACAAGATAGTAACCTCTACGTTATCAAAGATACCATCAGCCAAAACAGAATCATCGGCAGGTCATTCCAAGCCAAAATCCAAGAAAAAACAATCACAATAACAAACAATATAGAATCCAAGAGCAAAGCGGCTTTGTATTTAGGCATAAGAAGCGATATAACGAGAGATTTAGGTAAAGTGAATCACAACATCACATTAAGTCTAAAGACACGTAAGAAAGGCTTATTTAATGTTGGTTATGGAATGAGTGGTTATTCAGTAGGTTATTCATTAAAATTATAATTATGGCAATCAAAGAAAAAGTAAATTTAACAAATCCTTTACCAATAAATTTTAAGGATTTTAGTAAAAACCCAGTGGTGGGTACAATGTTCTTAGTAATCATTGGCATTAGTGCTTTATACATTGATATTAGAAGCACGTTTCATGAGCAAATTGATAATCAAGGAGCAAAAATCGAGAAACTTGAAGCTAAAATGGATGCTATGAGTCAATCATTAATTAAGTGCGAGGGTGCAATGAGTGGAGCATCTGCAAAGTTAAGCACATTGGAATCATTAGGTAAAATTCAGAAAATCAAATGAGATATTTAGTATTCATACTTTTCATAAGTTCGTGTACAACAACTGAACCCGAGCAGGTAAACAAATACGATACTTTACTATTAAAAGTTGCTAAAAGTCAATTAAAGATGGATAGTAGTATTGTTGAGGCTACAAAGAAAGAAGCTAAAATAATTAACAAAACTGTCGAAAGTATTATTGAGGATAAAAAACAGATTAAACAATTGTTTAGTGAGGTAGCTGAAATAAAAGCAAATCCAAGAGTACAAATTCAAATTGATACTGTTAGGGATACTGTTTTTGTTACAGAAAAGAAAAACTTTTGGGGTAAAAGTAAAAAAGACACAGTACAATGAAACAGTTTTTTTGTGATGAAAATGGAAATCTAAGCATGAAGCGTTTATGCGGGTTGCTTTGTGTTATTGCCTTATGTGTGACTATGTATCATAACTCGTTTAGCGAGGAACACGTAGCACCATCGGCAATACTTGTTGAATCAGTAGCTTTGTTGGCTTTTGGTTGTTTAGGATTAACATCAGCAGAGAAAATATTTAAGAAGAAAAATGAAACTATCTGAACACCTTTCACTAAGCGAAGTTACTCGCAGCGAATCAGCAAAACGTAACCAGATTTCGAATATGCCAACTGGAGAGCATATAGCTAATTTTATGCTATTGGCTGAAAAGATATTCGAGCCTATCAGAGAACACTTTGGCGTTCCAATTCATATATCATCCGGGTACAGAAGCAAAGAGTTAAACGCTAAGATTGGAGGAAGTGCAACCAGTCAGCATTGCAAAGGTCAAGCCATTGACATTGATATGGATGGCAGTACCAATGGAGTTACAAATGCTGATGTGTTTAATTACATTAAAGATAATTTACCATTTGATCAGTTAATCTGGGAGTTTGGAACAGACAATAACCCAGATTGGGTGCATGTTTCCTACGATGCAAAGCAAAGAGGCCAAATATTAAAGGCAGTCAAAGTAAAAGGGCAGACAAATTATTTGCCTTATTCATGATATGACAAGTGCGGGTTTATTATAGTCTATGAAAGTACAAATCAAGATAGGAAGAAAAAACAGTTGGTATGATGGCCTTGAAGGAGAAATATTTGATGTGGAAGAAATACCCAACGGCTATGGAGATCACAAGCTGATTGAATGCTCTGATGGATATAACCGATGGATAAATCAGCATGATTTTATAAGTGTTTTTCACAAATAATAAGTGTTTTTCAAAGCGGGAAGTTAGCGGAAACCCTAAATAAACTCCTCAATCTTATGGGTATCTAAGCCAGTATAGGTATGGATTAAACTTCTTAATGCAAAACCACAACTTTCAGCCATCTTCATTCTATCATCAATATCCATTTTATCGTAATCTTGATTGTCATACATCTTATCCATCAATGCGGTTTGAAAAATAATTGTAGCATTTATAAAATCTCTTTTGGAATAATTTGGCTTATTCTCATCACCTTTTGCATCAGCGTTTTGATTTAACAAATCGTTGGCGATTAATTTTAATTCTTTTTTATAACTTCTCATTTTATTTATTTTGATTTAATTAGATTCCAAACTAACTTGTAATACGAAACAAACATTCGTTTAGCCATTAGTTATGTGCCATTAATCGGACGACTGAATTACATCAATAACGTCTGACAATTTCACATAGTAATCATCTTCTATGTAATCACCTTTTAATCTGTTTACTTGCCTTTCAATAATATTTTTCAGACGTTCTTTTATTTCGTCAGTCTTATTTACTTTGTCAAATTCATTTTGTTCTTCTAATGAGTGAAAGCTCCTTGTACAAGCTCCACGTCCGCAAATTTCACATCCCATTTGTTTGATAATTTAACGGCACATAACAAGGGTTTTGCGTAATAGCCCTATCAAGTGTCGTGGTTAATTTTAAGTTTTCACTAAGGGCTACTACGCAAAGCCCCGATACGTTATAACTCATTTTACCAAAGGCGGTGTAAATTCAGAGTTTTCAGTTTTTTCACAAAACCATTTAACTTCATCTTTGGTTGCTTTTCTTTGAATTAAAGCAACGTGTATCAATTCTTTTCGGCAATGTATATCTTGTACAATTGCTCCGTTATCCATTTCTTTTCCTAAATATTGTACTACTTTGTCTTTTAAAGCTACAATATCAAATTTATCTATATTCATAAAAAAAACGAGTTATAACATTGGTTTAGCAAAAAAGCGGTTTTAAGCTTACTTTAATGTTGGTTTTGTATTTGTTTTTTTGGGTTTTATAACTCCGCCCAGAAGTTTTATTGTTTAAAAACTGCAACCACTAACCCCCAAACCAACCTACACCCCCAAACCAAAGCGGAGAGGGTTATGTAAATTGTCAGAGTGATGAATATGAAGGCGGTGAGGATCATTTTTCTTTATTGCTTAATTGTTTATTCTTTTGTCGTTCAACCATCAATGCATTTTGAAGTTTAAATATTTCCTTTATAAGACTTTCATTCTCTGCTAAGAGATCCAGATACTTGTCGTTGTATTCTGCGAGTAGTTTAAGGAGTTTTTCCATTAGTTATTCCTTTTAAATATCTTTTTACGTTTATCAGTATCAATTGTTTCTGAGTAAAATAATATAGTTATGGGAATGATTAATGATATTACATTCATAGCTACAAACTGTTGGGTGAATCCAAAATCAAACCAATAATACAGTAGATTAATCGTCCATGAAATTAGCGCAAAGAAAACTGCGGTATTTCTTTTGCCGATTAAGGTGAATATTAAGATAGAACATTCTAAAGAAAATGCAAAGATCCAGCTAATTATGTAATCTAATTCCGTTTTCTTGCTAATCATATAAAAAACCTCTGATGCGTGTGTTATTTGGGTTAATAGGGCAAAACCTATTGTAACTAATATAAATTTTTTCATAACTTAAACCCCTCTCTTTTTAATAACTTGTCAATCTCTTGCTCAATCAGTCGCGTTTGGGCAATGCGTTTACTTTTGCTAATAGTTTTTAAAGCTGCTCGCTTTTCATCGGTCAAGTATACCGGTATTGATTTTAGTTTTTCAGTCATGTGTTTTTTATTTGCGATATAAAGTTTCGGGTAGCGATTAGTTATAAGACATTTTAGGACACCGCTACGAAAACACGATGCTGACCTGCAACATTCTCTTTTGTGATTTCTCGAATTTCTTTAAGTTCGACAAGCCTATCCACACAAGCCAAATGCAACCAACTATCGCCAGTTACTCCACTAATAGCATTTTGCATCATTACAGCACCACTTTGTTTTAAAAGTTGTTGCACTTTGTCACGGATTTTTAAGAATGTTTCTTGACCATCTTCCGTAAAGATTTTTGATTTTTCAGTTGGATAATTGTACATTGTTTTTAAATTAAATTGTTAAGCCAAACACGAATAAAAACGGCTTATAACAGTGGTTTGGCAAAATACCGCCACAAGCCTTTGCACTATAATTCAACATTTGTGAAAGGCGGTACTTCGCCAAGCCCCCAAACGTTATACAACTTTTAACCAGTTGATAAATTCTTGCTCTGTTAAGTTATTTAAAAACTCTTTCATTGAGTTATCGGTGCTTTGGCCTTTTAATACACAAGCTAAATTTACATTGTGTCTAACTCTAACTGGAAGTACTGTTAATCTTCTAAATCCTAAAGAATATTCTGATGGTTGAGCGTTTACTTTAGCTAATGTTTTTGTAATTGTTGAAGTTGTCATTTGTGTTTGTTTTAATTGCTGATACAAATATAATAAATTTTATTAGAATTAAAATAAATAAAAAAAAATATCAAAATAATTTTTTTATATCAAAACTATTAGTATATTTGTTATGTCAATACAGACAAACAAAACTTGCAAACATGAAAGTATCAAAAAACAACTCAGGAATATCAGGCTATTACAAAGGGTTTATAGTTACTGTTGATACAGTACAAGACTTTAAAGAATTAACAAACGAGCAAATAATATCTGAGGTTAGCAAACATAAATTATACAATGAGTATAAAAATGCTAATCAAGGTTTTGCAATAACTATAAAAGTAAAAGGATTTCCCTGGTTTAAACGAACAATCAACTAACATTCCAGTTCCAGCAAGTCTGGAATTTGCCGCCTCGCTTGATCAGTCAAGCGGGGATTTGGCAGTACCGGGATGTTCCGGATTAAAAACTTGCATAGAATGAAAAAGTACACAATCGCATTTATGGACAATGATTACAACGATCTAATTGTTAAGAAAGTCCAGTTCAACAACTTAAAGGAAGCTAAAGCATTTGCTAAAGTCTACTTAGCTAACCTTTGTGATAATGACATCGTAACATTTAGAATTTACTAAAATGGAAATTTTCATCTTTTTTATTATTATGGTGGCAGTCCTGATTGGGCTTGCTGGAATTTGTGACTATTTAACTAAGAAATTAAAATGAACTTTGACGAATACTATGAAAGATTGCACGAGGCGCAATTTGACAGAAACGAAAACATTAGCATTAAGGACTGTGAATGTTGCTATGGCTCAGGTAAGATTGAATTTTCTAAATGCTGCGATGTTGAAGTTATTGATGAAGTCTGCAAGGAGTGCCTTAAGACTTGCAATATTTATACAGAAACTTGCGATGAATGTAAAGGCGAAGGAGAGATTGAAATCGAAAGTAACCACGAACTTGAAGATTACGATCGCAGGAGGGATGAAGAAAATGAGTAATCTATTTGACCGATTAAAGCCTGAGTATAAGGCTTTATTACAAGATCAAGCCGAGTTTTATCCAAATGCTATTCCGGCAATTATTGAGGAACTTAAGCAAGAAAGTTCTATTCTTGATTTACGCTATGGAACTGTGCGTTCTTTGGCATTGTATCTGAATCTTTTAAATTCAGGATTTACCGAAATTTTAAACCTATTTAAAGAAAAATGAAAACATTATTAATTAAAACAACAACCCTTCCAAGTGGTGAGCGTATCACTTGGAAGGATGGTATGCCGGTTCACAAGACCAGGGAGATACACTCCGATCAGTTTAATCAATGGCATTTTTATATTCAGAACGAAATTATAAAAATGCGAATGTGGACTAAGATCATTCGTAAAATTTCAACTAAGGAGATTTTAACATGATGCACTTTCACGAAGACGAGGATCCAAAGAAAAATCGGACGTTCTGGGCGATTATGTTTCTCATGATTTTACTGGCGATGCTTTTCGTGATGGATACTTTTGTAAAGTTTTATTTGCAGGTAACATAATAATTTTTTAATTTAGATAAACCGACTGGAAGCGGTATTTAAAAACATTTTAACAGCCTTATTTCGGGGGCGGATCTTCCAGTCCAAACCCGGTATAAGGCATTTTTATTTATAATGAACACAGAAATAGAAGAATTTGACATTAAGCTAAATAGTTTAATATCAACAACAAAAACCCAAAGAATTGATCTTGCAAAATGGATTGTAGAAGATGTAACTAATGGGAATCAGGATGCTTTAAAAACATTTATCTATGCAGCCAAAGGAGAGGAGTTTTTTAAAGAATTAGTCAATAACATTAGACCTTTGATTGCAGCCAAACAAATTCAAAAGGGTGGACTGACAATGCATGAAGCGCAAATTATTGAACGTAAAAATCCTGACAAATATGATTTTAGCGCTTGTAATGACTCTGAATGGTTTCGTCTTAATAATTTGCTTAATCATACTAAAGAATTGATTAAAGAGCGCGAAACGTTTCTTAAATCATTAATTGATCCTATCTCTACATTGGAAGGCGAAATAATTAATAAACCTGAAATAATACATGGCGCGCAAAATGTCGCTATTAAACTTCTTTAAGATGCAAGGGCGGGGCATCGTAATTCCCGCTCATAACTTAAATTAATTCCAAAAATGGAAACTCAATCAAATCGCAAACAAGCGTTTGCACAACCGCAATCTAACCCTTCACAAAAGTTTTTGAAATGGAAATCAAATGACAAATGTTTTGAGTACTGGGACAAAGAGGAAAAGAAAAACGTTACAGTTTCTCTACCTTTTAAATTCTTAGTGCTTGATGAAATGCACACTATCTCAGGTTGGAACGATGCTACATCTTCCGGGATCTATTCTAATGAGGTAAAATACATCTCAAAGGAAGTGATGACCGTTAAGCCATTTAAAGGGAATGAGATTGCCAGAGGTTTATACAAAGACATTAAAGAGAAAGTCAATGCAGCTGGTGGGCATTACATGAAGTCAATCTATATTATGCTTGAGGATGGAACTATTGCAAACATTCAGCTTAAAGGATCTGCTGTTCAAGCATGGGGAGAGTTTACCCAAAAGAGCAGGGCAAGACTCTCTGATGAATGGGTAGAAGTATCATCTGCAAGAGAGGGTAAGAAGGGAGCCGTTAAATTTTACGTTCCTGAGTTTAAATACAATAAATCCTTAACTGAAAAGGAGTCAGGGCAGGCAGATTTAGTGTTCAATGTGCTTGAAGCGTATCTTAAGGCATATTTAGTCAAAGATTCGGCACCTGTTGAGGCCGAAGAAGTAGAGGATGACCTTGATTTTTAGTGCGCGTTTTTAGGGGTTTTCCTAGGGGGGGTAGAAACATTTTTAAATTTTACCCCCCCCCCCCCTGAATTAGTCAAAAAAATGTGAAAATGTGTTGCGGAGTGCCTTTAATATAGTTTAAACGATGATTCCCGCAACACATTTTTAAAACAGTAAAAAAACGTGGTGTAATATTGATTTTATTTATTTATTTATTAATTTAGTACTTAGTATTAGCGGATACCATCAAAGAACTTAAAGCATTAGGGAGTAGCCGCCGCTACGGTGAAACCTAATTGCTTAATCATGGAAATATCAGTATTTAAAGACTTATTCAAATCTCAAGACGTCCCCTTTCACGTTCCACTTGCCAAAGTGATTGAACGAATTAGAAGGGGAGCATCTAAAGATATTCTCGATAAGATACGGTCGGGAGATAAAACACTAAAAAATAAACTACCTTGTATTCTCTTTGCAGGGATATTTAATGAAAGAAACTCCAAATCATTAAAGAAGCATTCAGGTCTTATGGTTGTTGATTTTGATAAATATCCAGATCAGCAGACAATGGCAATGCATTTGGAATTTCTTAAACAAAACCCACATTTTGTATTACTATTTATTTCACCATCTGGAAATGGACTTAAGGGAGTTGTAAGAGTATCAGACAATTTAACAAAGGAAACACATCCTTTAATATTTAAGGCTTTTCAGAAGGAGTTTGATTTTGAATACTTTGATATATCAAACTCTAATGTTGACCGGGTATGTTTTGAATCTTACGATCCTAATATTTATGTAAATTTAGAAGCAGAGATATTTAATCCTGAAATAAAGGATGAAGGGTTTATGGTACAAGATAAAGTACCAATGGTTCCCATTACAGATCAGGATCTAATCATTAAGAAAATATTAGAATGGAATTGGAAACGTGATTTTATTGAAGGGGAGCGTAACACATACATCTTTGATCTGGCAGGAGCCTTTTGTGAGTATGGAATAACATTAGAAAATGCAATAGGATATATTGTCAACAATGTTATTCATTCAGGATTTACAGAATTAGAAGCAACAACAGCCATAAAGAGTGCATACAAAAAGAGATCGTTTGAAAGCAAATATTTTGAGGATTATACCAAAATTAATCGAATAAAGACTGATCTAAAAAATGGTAAAAAAGAGGTTTTAACAAAGCATAATATTGATGAGGATATTTATAACCAAATCAAAGAGGTTGCAGACATTGAAGATTTTTGGTATTTTGAAAAGGATAAGTCCGGTAATGATAAAATTAAGATTGATGCTTTTAAATATAAATTATTCTTAGAGCGTAATGGATTTAAAAAATACTTTCCAAATGAAACCCAAAAGCCTACCTGGGTAAAAATCGAAAGCAATAAGGTCTCTGAAACATCCATAGAAAAGATTAAGGATTTTGTTTTAGACTACCTTCTTAAAAACGGAGAGCATAATGTTTGGGGATTTTGTGCTAATTACATGACTCTTTTTAGTGAGAATTATTTGCTCATGCTTAATACAATTGATTTAATGCTATTAAAAGACTTAAAGGATAAATCATTTATTGCCTTTAAAAACGGTATTTTAGAGGTTACTAAATCAACTGCCAAACTTATTGATTACATTGATGTTAATGGGTATGTATGGGAATCACAGATTATACAGCGTGACTTTGCAAAGAGCGATTATATTGAAAATGATTATAAGGTTTTTGTAAATAATATATCAAACTCAAACCCAATGCCTATTGAATGTACTATTGGATACCTTCTATCGACTTACAAGAATAAAATGAATAATAAGGCTATAATCTTAAATGATGAGGTTATAAGCGAAAACCCAGAAGGGGGAACAGGCAAAGGGTTACTTGTTCAAGGACTCCGGCAGATCAGGCGTGTGTCAATTTTGGATGGCAAGACCTTTGATGATAAGAAGTCGTTCCCGTATCAGACAGTAAACCCTGAAACGCAAATATTAGTATTTGATGATGTTAAAAAGAATTTTGACTTTGAGAGCAAATTCAGCATCGTTACTGAAGGCATGACATTAGAACGTAAGAATAAGGATGCTATAAAAATAAAGGTTGAGGACAGTCCCAAGATGATGATCAGCACAAACTATGCGATAAAAGGAGAGGGTAATAGTCATGATAGACGTAGGCATGAGATTGAAATATCACAGTACTATGGCAGGAAATTAACCCCTTATGATGAATTTAATAAACAACTTTTTGATGACTGGGATTTATCAGAGTTTGAACGCTTTGACAATTACATGGTCTTATGCTTACAATTATATCTTAATAATGGATTAATCAAACAGGATGCTAAGAATATTAAACTTAGGAAATTTATTGCTGAAACTTCGATGGAGTTCTATGAATGGATTAGGGATACCGAAAATGTGGCATTAAACACAAGACATGATAAGGTCACCTATTTCAATAATTTTATTGATGAGTACCAAGACTTTAAGAAGTGGCTAACCCGCAAGAAATTTAATATCTGGATACAGAAATATTGCACCTTTGCAGATTTTGATTATAATGATGGCAATTCAAATGGAATGAAATGGTTTAGCATAGGAAAGGAGGTTGACGATGATCCAATCCCTTTTTAAACTGCGAGATTATCAGCAGGATTTATCAGATAAAGCCTGCACGATATTGAGTCAAAACAGAATGGTTTACTTTTCAATCGAGGTTCGATGCGGAAAGACTCTTATAGCCTTAGAAACTTGCAAAAAATTTGGTGCCAGTTCTGTTTTGTTTATTACTAAAATCAAGGCATTTCAGTCTATACAGTCAGACTATGATAATTTTGGATATACTTTTGATATTAAAATAATCAATAAGGAATCAATACATAAGATTGAAAGCAATAAATTTGATGTTGTAATCTATGATGAAGCGCACCAGTACGGAGCGTTCCCGAAGGCAGGAACAAACCAAAAGATTATGGTTAAACGATTTGCAAATATACCCTGCATCCTTATGACAGGCACAAGCACCCCGGAATCATTTTCACAAATCTATCACCAGCTTCAGCTTTCAAGCAATAGCCCCTACAAAAATTATAAAAACTTTTATCAATGGGCAAAGGACTATGTTCAGGTCAAGCAAAGGAATTTAGGCTACGCCGTTGTATCTGATTATAACGATGCGGATTCTGTCCGAATTATGGCAGACATGAATGCATTTACTTTACGTTTTACACAAAAAGAATCAGGATTTGTCAGCAAGGTAAATGAAATAGTATTAAGCGTAAAGATGCAGCACAGAACCTATGAGATTATTAAAAAATTAAAGCGCGATTTTGTTGTAACTGGATCAAAAGGTATAATTTTAGCAGATACAGGAGTCAAACTCATGCAGAAAGAACACCAGCTTACAAGCGGAACTGTTAAGCTTGAAGATGGGACATCTATTATTTTGGATGACACTAAGGCAAGGTTTATTTTGAACAAATTTAAGGATGATAAAATAGCAATATTTTATAAGTATGTCGCTCAATTACAAAACCTAAAGAATGTTATTGGTGATAGACTTACAACTGATTTGGAAGAGTTTAACACAACTGATAAATGGATTGCGTTGCAGTTTGTGTCCGGAAGGGAAGGTATTAATCTTTCTAAGGCTGATTTTCTTGTGATGGCTGAAATAGATTTTTCAGCAGTTACCTACTGGCAGGCACGTGATAGAATGACAACCAAATACAGAACAGAAAATTATGTCTACTGGGTTTTTGCTGAAGGAGGTATGGAGTCTAAGATTTATAAACTTATTCAAAAAAAGAAAAATTTCACATTAGCGCACTATGAAAGAACAACAGGTACAAAGCAAGATTATCAAGCGATTAGAGGATCAGGGGTGGTACGTAATAAAATTAATCAAAACCAATAAAAATGGCATACCTGATCTCGTTGCATTTAAAGATAATGACTTTCAATTTATTGAGGTTAAGACAGAGACAGGAAAATTATCAGAGTTGCAAAAGTTTAGAATAGAGGAATTAAAAAGTAAAGGATTTAAAGTATATGAATTGCGAAACTGAACTATTACCATTGAATATCGGTGGCAGGGGTAAACGATACGGCAATCGGCATGAAAAAAAAATAATTGCTGAAGCATTAGAGTATTGCATTGGTAATAACATACCTCCGACCGAAGCTGGCAGATTGCTTAATTTACCAATGGCAACCGTTGCTGATTGGATGACTAAGTACTGGTTTTACAAAAAAATAGATAATCCGATAATATTAACACTACAATCCAATGTTTAATCATTTACACCAATGCATATTAATGGACTTTTTTAGAAAAAGGTCATTAATGAAGTATAAGATTGAAGATATTTGTGAGGCTATTATGTCTTACTATGAAAAGCAATAAATATAAAGTATGATAGCGGACAAAGATTTAGCAAAGGCTTTCCTGATAGTTGATAATATGAAGCAAGGAGAAATAATTAGTATAAACAACATTTTAGAAGAACGCCGCGACCTATTCATCCGCTGCATCAAACAACGGATAGATACTTTGAATGATTGTGAATTTAATCCAGATTATACAAAAATTAGGAAGTTATCAGATTTTTGTAACTTTGATTTGAATAATTAGTTAACTGATTTAAACTAAATAATTTGTATGGCAGATGGTAGAAAAAATAATACTGGCAAGATAGGTAATAATGGAGGCAGACCGCCTAAATCAGATGAGATAGCATTAATTGCAAGATTATCACCTATGGATGATCTGGCGTTAAAATTGCTAAATGATAAGTTAGAGGAGGGCGATATGGCAGCGCTTAAAATGTTTATGGAATACAGATGGAGCAAACCAAAGCAAGAAGTTTCCGTAGATGGTGATTTGTTGTTAAGCATCCCTGCCCCAATAATTTACAATACTGCTCCGCCATTAGCCAATAATGAAAATGAGATAGAAGATGTTTAAATGCTCTCCTGTCTTTTATGAGAATTATAAGGCGAAAGAAAAGGTCTTAATTAATCAAGGCGGCACATCTTCCAGCAAGACCTACTCAATCATGCAACTGCTATTTTATAAAGCAGTCACAGAGCAAAGGTCAGTCATTACAGTAGCTGGGGAATCATTGCCAAACTTGCGTAAAGGTGCGTACCGGGATGCAGAGAATATCTTTGCAGATAACAAATATTTACAGTCCCAGTTAAAATTTTGGAATAGAACCGAAAGAATTATCTATTTTAAGAATGGTTCTTTGATTGAGTTTGTATCTTTCGAAAATGAGCAGTCTGCTAAGAATGGTAAGCGTGACTATCTTTTTGTGAATGAGGCTAATGGTATAAGCTACCAGATCTATTGGCAGTTAGCTATTAGGACTAAGAATCAAATTTACATAGACTACAACCCGACTAATGAGTTCTGGGCGCATACTAAGTTAATCGGTCAGCCAGATACTAAGCTAATTATCTCAGATCACAGGCATAATCCATTTATATCTCAAGAGGATCATCAAAGGATTGAGGATATTAAGGAATTAGACTTAGAACTATGGCGAGTTTATGCCAGAGGTTTGACAGGTAAAATTGAGGGCGTTATTTTTAGAAACTGGGCCATTTGTGAACGGATCCCAGAGGATGCGGAACTAATCAGCTATGGCATTGACTTTGGTTTCACGAATGATCCGACAGGCATAATAGAAGTTTACAAATCAGGCGGCGAGTTATGGGTAAATGAGATGTGTTATGAGACTAGGCTAACTAACATGGATATTTGTCGTAAGCTGCGAGAATTTGGAGTTACTGAAGATCAAGAGATTATTGCGGATAGCGCAGAGCCTAAGTCAATACAAGAAATCTATGCCGAAGGTTTTAACATACATGGCGCGATGAAAGGGCCCGACAGTATCAAGCAAGGCATTGACATTCTTAAAAGATATAAGATAAATGTTACCGCAAATAGCCATAATCTAAAAAAGGAATTATTTAGCTATATTTGGAAAAAAGATAAAACAGGCAGGATGCTGAATGAGCCTATTGATTCTTTTAATCACCTCATTGATCCGTTGAGGTATGTGGCATTGAATAAGTTAGCATCTAAAATTAAACAAGAATATTCATTTGATTGGAATTAACATGGGCGTATTTTCTAAGATATTCAAAGCTGACATTGAGAAGGCAGCTACTACTCAACTTGAGGCGTTAATGCCTGGACTTCAGCAACAGATAACCGCTAACCTTTATAATCAAAATGTATTTGGCTGGATTGGCAATAATCAGGTCATAGTTGACTTTGAAGATAAGGTAAAGTTTGTTGAGGAAGGATTCAAGAAAAACGCAGACATATATACCTGCATTGATATTATCTCTAAGAAAATAGCAGAGTGCGCTTATTGCCTATACGAAGTAAAAGAAGGCGTTACTAAAAAGCATTTAAAGGTTTTTGAGAACATGTCAATGGCTGAGGGCCCAACTGCTAAGATGCGGACTTTGCAACTTAAAGAGCAGATGTTTAATCAGGTTGAAAGCAATCCTATTCTTGACCTATTAGCCAAGCCTAATCCGCAACAGACTTACGAGGAATGGATGACTGATTTAGCTGGGTTCTTTTTATGTACTGGCGATGGTTACATTTTTGGAAATGGCAAGGATCCTGCAATGACCGAGAAACAAATCTGGTCACAACTTTACTCTTTGCCTAGTCAGTTTATTGAAATTATCTCTGGAGGTATGTTTGAGCCTATCAAAGGTTATCAGATGCGATCGGTTTATATGACCGAAGTTCCAATACCGGCTCACCAAGTTGTGCATTTTAAATCATTTAACCCTGACTTTACGCTAACAGGAGCGCAGTTATACGGACAATCACCAATCAAAGCTATTTACAGAAACGTATTAAAAGAGAATGAGGGTGATAACGAGTTATTAAAGCAGATACGTAATGGAGGCGCTTATGGTTTTATCTCACCAGATGGCCCGGGCGCAAGTTTGACTAAAGACCAAATGAATGTGCTGAAAGAAAAGTTTGTAGAGGCAAAGCGTGGCGAGACTTTGATGGATAGGATCTTCCCAAGTTCAGGCCCTTTGAAATGGACACAGATAGGAATGCCATCTACTGATTTGCAGTTAATTGAATCGCTAAATATTGACACTAAAAAGATATATGCAGCTTTTCACGTGCCAATCCAATTCTCTGGTAGTGAGTCCGCATCAACAGACAATAATATGGGTTGGGCATCTAAGCAGTTGATCTATAACGCAACCGCTCCACTATCTCGCAAAATCAGAGATGCTATCAATAAGTTTGTGTGCGAACCATACGCCAAAGCCTACGGTAAGAAATATTACTTTGATTTTGATTTCAGTAGTTATCCGGAAATGCAAGAGGATATGGCAAAGCTGACTGCATGGCTAAATCAGTCCTATTGGATTACTCCTGATGAGAAACGTATTGCTCAAGGCTATGATAAAATCAGCACTAAAGAGATGGGTAATATTTACGTACCGGCTAATCTAGTTCCGATTGAGGAACTCTCGCTAGATGCGGCGTATAACAATGCTACAATCAATGGCAAGTAGTGTTAAATATCATAAAACATATTTAAAGCTACATAAGGAGTATGAGGCTTATGCTTATCCTATCATTAAGAAGGCATTAGATGATCAGACAGGTGCAGTTGCTGACTTTGTCAATGAGGACAACTTTGACAATATAGAATTATACATTGAGTTCCTTGTCCAACAGAAACCTTTGTATTCTGGCTTAGAAAAGATATACACAAAGGTTGGCGTATCAGCTGCGACATTTTCCTATGACTGGATTCGTAACTCAGTACCAAAAAACAAAAAGGATTTTATAATAGATTTCTTTAATGCCGCTTGGTATGAGGAAATGGTAAACTATTTTAGACTAATCGGAGGTACTAAGGTTACAGGCATTGATGATACAACTAGAAATATTGTCAAAAACTTATTAGCTAATATTTTAGGACAAAATTTGTCCAGACGAGATCAGGCAAAGCTATTTGAGGAATCATTAAACGATCCTGCATTTAACAGAGCAAGGTCATTGGTTATAGCAAGAACAGAATCAACAACTGCTGCAAACTTTGGTATAAACATGGGTGCTGAGAGTTCCGATTATGAGGTGCAAAAGTTTTGGATAAACACAAAGGATAAGCGCACAAGGAGAAGTCATTTGCTAATGACGCAAGATAGAATAGCCATAAATCAGCCTTTTATAGTTGGTGGCGTTCCAATGATGTATCCAGGTGAGGTTGGCGCACCTGCTGCGGAGGTTGTTAATTGCCGGTGCGTAATGGCTACCGAAGCTATAAAGGATGCAGATGGATTGCCGATATTAAAACCGAGAACTGCACCTTATCTAAAGAAAGCTAAAACCTATACTGACTACCCACAGGCAGCAACTAATAACGCAAAAAGAGCCTTAAAATGGGTTGAAGCAAACGGATGGGGCGAATGTGGTACACCTGTCGGCAAAGCTAGGGCCCGACAGTTAGCTAATAGAGAACCTTTGTCTAGAGATACGATTGCTAGAATGGCATCATTTAAAAGACATCAACAACATGCAGATGTTCCATATTCTGAGGGATGCGGTGGTTTAATGTGGGATGCATGGGGCGGTACGGCAGGTGTTGAATGGGCAATTAGAAAATTAAATGAAATTGATAATGAATAAAAGTATATTTACATAAATTTTCAATTATGAAAGGATTATTGGAATATAAAAACTTTAAAGCCGAAATTAAGGACATGGATTCTGAAAGGATGACTGTTACCGGCTACTTTGCGAGTTTTGGGAATATGGATTATGATGATGATATCATCATGCCCGGCGCAGCGAATAAGACAATTGCAGAACGTGGTCCAATGGGATCTAATGAGATATTCTTTTTAAATCAGCATAACTGGTCACAACCTCATGGAAAGCCAATGGTATTAGAGGCTCAGGAAAAAGGAATTTACTTTGAAAGTAAGGTAGCGCCTACAAGCTACGGCAGGGATGCAATGATTCTTTATGCAGAAGGTATTGTAGTTCAGCACTCTATTGGGTTTAGTACGATTAAGTCAGACTATGATCAGCAAACAGGAATGCGAATGATTAAAGAGATTAAATTATATGAAGGATCTAACGTAACTTTGGGTGCTAATCCAGAAACTCCATTTACAGGATTTAAATCTTTGACAATGGCAGAGATTAACGATCAGATTGGTAAAATGATTAAGCTACTAAAAGATGGTAGCTTAACGGATGAAGGCTTTGGTAGATTAGAAATTGCATTAAAGCAGTTTCAGTTGGAAGCCTTCAATTTAGGTAAAAATTCACTATTAGATAAAGAGCCGGTAAAGTCCACTCCTAAAACTGATGAGCCGAATATATTAACAAGTTTAATTAACGTCTTAAAAAATTAGAAATGGACAATTTAGAATTAAAGGCTCAGGAGTTGCTAGATGCAAACAAAGCCAAAACATTAGATGAAGCAAAGACTATCATTGCAAACGCTATCAGCGAAGCTACTAAGGCAGCTGATTTAAAGCTAGAAGATTTACAAAAATCTACAAGTGTTAGAATTGATGCAATGGACAAAGCATTGCTTGAAGCGCAATCAGAGGCTAACAGAATGAAAATTGAAGCTAAAGAAGCAAAACCAATTTCTTTCAATCAAGCATTCGCTACTGCAATGGATGAGAACTCTGATAACTTGGAGAAATTCAAAAGAAAAGAGATCAAGCAGTTTTCTATGGAGTTAAAGACTGTTGGCGATATGTCATTGTCTAACATTACTGATCTTGCTGCTGCAAACGTTCAGATGCTACCGGGTATCATTCCTGCTGCGCCACGTAAGTTGCACATCAGATCATTACTTCCAACTGGCGTAATGACTACATCTGCAATTCACTACTTGCAAGAAACAGGTTCTGAAGGATCAGTTGCTGCATGGGCAGATAATTCAGGAAGCAAGTCTCAAATTGATTACGATTTGACAGAAGAGGTTGCACCATCTGAGTTCATTGCAGGTTATCTTCGCATAACTCGCAAGGCGCTTGATGATATCTCTGCTATGCGTTCTTATCTTCAAAGCCGCTTACTTGAGCAGTATCTTGATGCTGAGGATAATCAATTACTTAACGGATCTGGAGTATCTCCAAATTTAGGTGGTTTGATTACCAATGCTGAGGCTTACTCAGGATTCCGTACTATTCAAGTTGAGAAATTAGTTGATTCAATTGCACAAATTGATGGAAACAATCACTCTGCAAATGGTATCTTGTTAAGTCCAGAGCAGTATTATGCTCTATTGCTTACCAGAGGAACTACCAATGATTACACATTGCCAGGGCTAGGAACTGTAACCTCTGTGAATGGTCAAATGTTTATCTCAGGTGTTCCAGTATTCAAGTCTACTGCAATGAGCGATTCTAAGTACTTAGTTGGTGACTGGTCAAAAGGTGCGCAGCTATATGTTCGTGAGAATCCAATTGTAAGATTCTTTGAGGAAGATGGTACTAACGTTCGTGAGAACAAGATTACAGTTCGTGTTGAAGGTAGAATTGCTTTACCTATCTACTATACTGATGCATTTGTGACTGGTTCACTCAATGCAAATCCAAGCTAACTTTTTTAGTGTTTATGGGGAAGCCTGTCGAGAAATCGGCAGGTTTTTTTTGTTTCATTAAGTTATTAAAATAAATTATATTTGTTTTATGTTTAAAGCCAACTTTATCGGTGAAGCAGGATTATACAAGAATGAAGAGTATAAAATCTGTATTGGCGTTATAAATGGTTGGATTCATGTCCGAAGAAAGTGCGGTGCAGGTCGCGTAAATTACCCATCAATATTAGAGTTCCTAAGAGATTGGGATAACATCCGTAAAATATGAGAATTTTCCATTTAGGATTAATGGTTGCGCCACCTCCTAATGATTCGGCACGTAAAGCCTTTATTGCAAATTGCGATGATTACATCGAACTATCAACAGGCGCAAATGATGTAAACCAAGAGGCGATTAGAATAGCCAGAGAGTTTTTGCCTGATATAATCTTTATGCAGATACAAAGTCCTAACATTATACATATAGAAACTGTAAAGGCTATGCGGGAAACAGGCGCATGGATTTGTAACTGGAATGGTGACATCAGGGATCAAACACCAGCATGGATGATTGAAATGTCTCCTTACATTGATAAGACTTTGTTTTCCAATATGCGCGATGTTGCTAATGTAGTAAATGGAGGATATTTAGAAATAGGATACGATCCTGAGATATACAAGCCAGAGGGCGAGATAGGCAATTGCAGAGAGATTTCATTCTTTGGCAATAATTACGGACAGGCTCAATTTCCGTTAAGCAAATTGCGAATTGAAATGAATATGATGTTGCATAAACACTTCGGTAATAGGTATGGCGTTTACGGAAATAATTGGTTTAATTCATCCGGTAACTATAATCATTCACAGGCAGAGGAATCAAAAGCATATAGGGCCACTAAAATAGCAATCAATCTTAGCCATTACGATGTAGATTCTTATACTTCGGACAGAATATACAGAATCTTAGGCTCAGGGGCGTTTTGCTTATGCAAGGCTTATCCTAATATGCCTTTTATTGATGGCGTTCATGTTAAAGTATGGAATACTTTACCTGAGTTGCTAAATTTAATTAACTATTATCTGGATGACAAGAATGAAGATGAGCGCAAAGCAATAGCCAAGCAGGGCAATGAGTTTGTTAAGGCTAATTATACATTTGATAACATGATAAAGAATTTAATTAAGATATATGAGCAAAATTAAGGTGTTGGGTTTTATGACTATTCATTACGCAGGTGATTACTTGCGTGAGGCTTTGATGTCTGTTGTAGAGCATGTGGATAAAATGGTTATTGCTTATAGCATGATGCCAAGTCAAGGTCATGGAACGTTATTAACATGCCCTGATTCTGAGGGTTATATATTTAGCATTTGTCAGGATGTATTAAAAGATAAATTAATCTGGGACAGAGCCGATAGATACGGAGCTGAGAATGAGCATAGATCGGTCAAGTATAGATACTCTGAGGGTTATGATTTGGTATTCACAGTAGATTCAGATGAGGTTTATAAAACGGATGAATTGCAGAAGTCTTTTAAATATGCTTATTGGGGCGTAGATCGGTTTTATGGAGTCGATGGATTTGTAAACTTTTGGCGCTCTTTTGACTATGCTTGTTATGATGGTTTTAGACCCATTAGATTAGAAAACCTGCATAGAAAAGAGCATACGCAAGATTTAAACCTAAAGCAGACTATTTATCATTTTAGCACCTGTCAGCCAGAGCCAATCATGCGATACAAGTATAATGTATTTGGACATGCTCACGAAGTTAGAAAAGACTGGCTAAATGATATTTACTATAAATGGAAACCTAATAACCAATTTGATGATGTGCATTGTGTGGCGTTTAATCTTTGGAATCCTGTACCATTTGACAAATCAGTTTTACCTAGCTATTTAAAAAGCCATCACAATTATAACAAAGTTTTAGTATGAACGCAGCTATTATTATTGATGACAGGGAAGATGTGGCTCAGGGGGCAATCGCAAGGCATAAAAGGTTTATACCAAAGTCTTGGGATATCTTTCACATTCAACCGCCTTATGCTGGAGGTATCTATTCTTTAAAGTCTGCCAAGGATTACAATGCAGTTTTAACAAATCCATCTTTGTGGAAGGGATGCCGCTATGATCGGGTGCTAATCTTTCAGCATGATTCTGGGTTGCTTAAAGAAGGCATTGAGGAGTTTTTAGAATGGGATTTTATAGGATCGTGGATTAAGAACATACCGGGTTGCATGAATGGCGGTTTAAGTATTCGCAATCCTAAAGTTATGCATGAGATATGCTTAAATCATCGTTATAAAGGAATGGCAGAGCATGGCAATGAAGATATTTACTTTTGCAATAAGATGCGAGAGTTAGGATATAAGTTACCAGATAAAGAAACTTGCAATCAATTTGCCGTAGAGACTGAGTTTGCTTATGGCTCAGTAGGCTATCACGCCATAGATAAGTATCATAAAAATTATAACCTTTTACTAAATCAATATGATTGATAAAATATTAAAAGTAAGCGCAGAGGAGTTAAATGCAATTAATCTGTCTAAGTATCTAAAAAGTACCGATGATTTAGGATTCCCAAAAGGCTGGTTTTACATGGATGCAGGTTTAGAGCATTATAGATTACTATCTTATATCAGCACTTTATATAACGGAGCTACTCTGTTAGACATTGGAAGCTATCAGGGAAGCTCTGCCATAGCTTTGTCGTTTAATAAAAAAAACAAAGTTATCAGCTATGACATTAAGCATCAGCCAGAGATAGCTGATATTAAAATACCTAACATTCAATTTATTAAAGGCAATGTTTTAATGCATGAGATTGCAAGTCCTTTTATCATGCTAGATACTTACCATAACGGCGAGTTTGAGCAAAAGTTTGCTAATCATTTGCTAAAGATTAATTACAAAGGCTTAGTCATGTTTGATGACATCCATTTGAACAATGAAATGAGTAATTTTTGGAATGGATTAAAGAACGAAAAATACGATTTAACACATATAGGACATCATACAGGTACAGGCATAGCTATTTATGATTAATTTATTTACATCAATTTATACCGATAAAAGTCCGATAAGGCAAAAAGAATTAATCTACTGCCTGAATAAAAACATAGAGAATCAGCTTATAGATAAAATTTATCTTTTTGTTGATGGATTTGTAGAGCTGCCAGAATCTGATAAGCTAGTTACAATAGAATTTCAGCGACCTACTTATAGGGATTTTTTTAATCTGATTGACAGAACAGTCACAAGCAGAAATGATATATCAATGGTCGCAAATACAGATATTTATTTTAACCATACGCTTAGCCAGTTGACATTAAATGAACGGCAATGCATAGCCTTAAGCAGGTGGGATGATAAGATTGGTGGCTTAAAGTTACATAATGAGCGGTTTAGTCAGGATGTTTGGATTTTTAGAGGAAAGATGCGGAATGTAAATTTTTGCGATTTCTATTTAGGTATACCGGGTTGTGATAATCGGATTGCTTATGAATTACATAGCGCAGGTTATGCGCTTTATAATCCTGCTACAAGAATTCAAGCTATTCACTATCATAGAAGCGATCTGCATAATTACGATGGCAGAACATTAAAGATACAAAGACCATATCTGTTTATACCTGTAACATGAACATATTACTTAGCCCAGGCATTTACTTACCTCACCAGAGAGCAGGATCAGAAATCTATTTGCATCGGGTTGTAACTTATCTAATGAGCAAAGGGCATCAGGTTAAGGCAGTAACTAGATGCCCTGAAAATTACAGTTATGAGGGCATACAGATTTATAAGGCTAAAGACAATTACAAGCAATGCCATAATGATTTATGGGATTGGGCAGATTTGGTGTTCTGCCAACTATCAGGCACTTATTATGCCATGAATAAACAAAGGCTGAACCCTAAAAAGGTTATAAACTTTGCTCACAATAACGTAGGCTATCCGCAGGTTAATATTAGACCAAATACTTATACAGTTTATAACTGCGAGAACACTAAAAGGGAATTAAACTACAATCAGGAAACCTATACTTTGTATGCACCAATAGATTACAGGGATTACTCAACTAATAGACCAGAAGCTGAGTATGTAACGCTAATAAACCATAACGAAAACAAAGGCGGTCAGATATTAATAGAGATTGCAAAGCGGATGCCTAAAACAAAGTTTTTAGCAGTACAAGGCGGTTACTATCATCAGATCAAAGATGAAAAGGTTAGGAATATAAAATATGTACCTTTAATTGATGATGTGCGGAAGTATTTAGCGATGACAAAGGTTCTAATTGCGCCAAGCGAGTATGAGAGTTACGGGATGGCTCAAATAGAGGCTCTGTGTTGCAATATTCCTGTTATTGCATCTGATATACTAGGATTCAGAGATAGTCTTGGAGATGCAGGGATATTTGTCAACAGAAACGATATACAAGCGTGGGTGGATGCGATTACTAATATTGATACCATTAAGACAAAAAAAACTCCTCTGCAAAGAGCAAAACAATTAGATCCTGCGGAGGAATTACCCAAGTTTGAAAATTGGTTAAATAAAATATGTAATTTAGCATTATCGTAATGGAAAAAAAAGAGTATTTAAAACAACCCTTTAAACCTAAACAGAATGAACCAGTTAAATGTAGTGAGCCTAGCGGATGCCAAGATGTACCTGAGATTAGACCTAGACTATACAATAGAAGATGGCTTAATAACATCATTAATAAAATCTGCGGTAAATCAAGCCGAGCAGTTTACTTTGCAGGTATTATGGCAGAGGCAAATGAGTTTGATTACGCCTGTTTCTGGTGCAGTTAAAATATATGAGTATCCTTTGATCTCGGTTGAAACTGTGGTTGATCCTGATATGGCTCTGCTAACATTTGAAACAATCGAAACGCAAGGCTATACAGAGGTCATTTCAGATACGGCAGGGTTTAATACAGTTACGTTTGTAGCAGGTTACGGATGGAATTATGAGGGCGGATCTGAGGTGCCAGATGATATTGAAACTGCAATTAAAGAAATGATTACTTTTTATTACGAAAACAGAGATAATCCAGTTGTAGGTATGCCTACGATTGCAACTTTGTTACTATCTCCTTACAGACGCATAACACTATTCTAATGAATCCGGGCAAGTTAGATAAGCGCATTACATTTGGCACGTTTACATCAGTTGAAAATGCCTATCAGGATTACGTGATTACGTTTGTGCCTGTTTTGGCTACATGGTCAAATATTAAACCTTACGATGGTAATAGACAGTTACAAGCGCAAGAACAGGTCATAAATCAGGTCTTTAGATTTACAATACGGTATAGAAAAGACTTTGCACCAACAAAGGACATGCGGATTCTTTATGAGTTAAATCTTTTTACTATTCATTCGATTAGGAATGTAGATGATACATTCAGGTTTTACGAGATAATGGCATCGGTAACGGATGATAATAATGGCTTCTAAAATAAACATTTCTAAACTTTTATCTCAGATTGATTCGTTTGGCCATGATGCTAATAGGTTAGCGGTTGCAGTAACTAACGAAACTACGCAAGGCATGGTTACTCAGGCTCAGTTAAGAGTAGTAGTTGATTTGGGACAGTTAAGACAGTCAATAGGAAAAACAACTGCCAGAGTAGGTTTTAATAGATCATTCTTTTTTGCTAACGCTCCTTATGCTGCTTACGTTGAGTTTGGAACTGGAAGCGGAGTTATTATACCAAATGGCTTTTCAGACATGGCTGCACCTTTTAAGGGCAAAGGAATAAGGATAAGAAATTATCCGGCTAAGCCTTTTTTTATTCCTAGCTACCTAGAGGGCATCCAACAATATCCTAAAACTTTAAGAAAAGTATTGGAAGTTCAAACTCGAAAATATAATGCAAAAAAATAATTACATTTGAGAAATGAAAGATGCTAATTTATCAATACTGAATGCATATAAGAGCGCTCTAGCCAATTTAATAGTCGGTAGCGTTACTATTCCAGTATATAGTAAGTCAGCACCTTTAAAAAATGTACCAGCAAAATATGTAATTTTATCTAGCCAGACCAGATTACAAGAACAAACAAAGTGCGGATATTGGTATCTTTGCACAATTAACGTGCAGATAGTAACCAAATACCCTAATGGAACAGGCGATTTAAGTTTTGCAATGGTAATCGCAGAGGAAATACAAAACAGAATACAAGTTACTAACTTAACTTTAAGTAACTTTATAAATGTTGAAACCTTACAACTATTAACAAATGAAGTGATACTAGAAACAGAAACAGAAAACATATTTCAATACATATTAACTTTTCAACACAAATTAAATAGAAACTAAAAATGGCAGACGAGCAATTTTATTCAGGCAGTTTATTCATGCTATATATCAGGACAGGCGGCGCCTGGAAACCTGTAGCGTGTTTAACATCAAACGGAATTTCCGAAAGCTGGGATTTCGCAGAAACAGTAACCAAATGCGATCCTGGAGTAACCAGACGCAAACCGACAACCTATTCTTTTGAGATACCTTTTGAGGGTGTTTTTACAGATACGTCGGGTGCTGGTGGTGATAACGCTAAAGCATCATGGGATCGTATATCAACTATTGCAAGGGCAAAGACTTTAACCGAGTTTCAAGTAGCTTTACTTAAAACAGATGGCACAGAAGAGCCTAATTTTTCAGCGCAATATGGCTATGCTTACTTTAGTGCTTTAGAGATTACAGGCGCAGAGGGTGATTTTATTACCTTTACAGGCACTTTGTTAGGTGATGGCGATATTACGACTACTGATCCATATCCTGGTTATTAATGGAGGGACATTTAACGTACAAAATAGGTGAGCTAGATAGGCAGATGTTCTTTGGCAATTATGCTCTAGAGCAAACGCTTACTCACTTTAATGCATCGGTGACTGATTTATCAGATTTGTTAGGTAAGCAATTACTGCCCTTTTTAAGAGTTTTTATTTATCATGCATCGGCTTACCCTATACTAAAGAAAGGCGAGATCGTAGACTTCACAGAGTTTGATGTTCACGATTGGATTGATAACTCTGGAGGATCAGGCGGTGAGTTTATCCTGACAGTTTCTAAAGAAGTATTTAGAGTGTTAGGTTTAAACACAGAGGTAACCGAGCAAAAAAAAAGCAAACAGGAAAGTTAAATTGGAATAAAGATGTGTTGACTTTTGCTTTTGGAGAACTCGGTTTGATGCCTGATGACTTTTATGCCTTGACATGGAATCAATATATATTGAAATGTCAAGGCTTTTTTAATAAAGAAAAAAAGGACTGGGAGCGGGTTGGTTGGTCAACGTGGAACGGAATGAGAGTTCACGTTAATAAAGGGATGCCTAGTTTTAAAAAGTTCATGGCTTTTATCTATGAAAATGATGAGATAGCAGACATGGATATAATTAAAGAACAAATGAATAAGGCGATGCTTAAATACTTAGAAGATGCAAGGAATTGAGATACCTATTGGCGCTGATTTAAGTCAATTAAAAGCTGCGCAGAAGGAAATAAAAGACAGATTAAAACAATTAGCCGACGATGCAGGTAAAGCTGGTGCCGGGTTAGGAGATAAATTAGTAAAAGGATCTAACTCTGCTGCATTTGCCTTAACTAACTTAGGCAGGGTTGCTCAGGATGCTCCTTTTGGGTTTATAGGTATTCAAAACAACTTAAACCCATTATTAGAATCATTCCAAAGGTTAAAAGCAGAAACAGGCGGTACTGGCTCTGCATTAAAAGCATTAGGTCAATCTTTAATTGGCCCTGCCGGGTTAGGTATTGCTTTATCAGTTGTATCAGCAGGTATTCTATTTTATCAGCAATATCAGCAAAAGGCAAATAGGGAAACCAAGGTTGCAACTGATTTAAACAAAGAACTTGCTGATAGTATATTAACAATTGCAGGTGTAGAACAAGAAGGTAGAAAAAATGCAGCAAAAGATTTATCAAATCTTCAAACACTTTACAATGCAACTCAAAATCTTACTATACCACAAAAAGAAAGATTAAAAATTGCTCAAGAATTAATTAAGCAAAATCCTGAATATTTAAAAGGTTTTTCTGCCGAAGAAGTACTTGCAGGGAAAGCTACAATAGCCTATCAACAACTTACAACCGCTATTTTAGCAAAAGGTCTTGCAGAAGCAGGTGCAGCAAATAGACAAAAATTAATTAACCAAAGACTTGAGCAAGGGGTAGAATTAACGAAAGCACAACAGGATTTAACTTTAGCTACTTCAAAAGTTAAAACTAAAGGACAAGCGTTGCCAGGTCTTGCTGCTGCTTTTGAATCATCTCAAATATCAAAGAACTTTACACAAGCAAATAATGCAGTTATAAAATTAAATAACGATATAAAAGAAACTGAAAAACAAATCAGTTTAGTTGATTCTGTTGTAACTGATTTAATAAACAAAAATGGTGGTAATATTTTATTTGATCCAGAAAACCCCAAAAATTTAAACAAAGAAGTAAAAACAACATCCGACATACTTAAAGCTTTAAGCGTTGATTTTAAGCAGATTGGAGCGGATTTTTCTATAACTTTTGGCAAAGGTAATGAGGAAAGAGTAGCGGCATTAAAAAAAGCAATTAATGACTTAATCAGTATTGGATTTACTGCTGATAGCAGTATTATTAAGAAACTACAAACTCAATTATTAGCTATTAGCCCAGATCAAATAAAGGCTCAAGGCAAGGAAGTTGGCGTAAATGCAGCAGTTGGAATAGGTGAGGGATTAGCAGCTACATCGCCAGTAATTGCAAAAGATTTTGGCAATACCTTAAAATTAGGATTAACCGATTTTCAGATATATGTCAATGAGCAATTATTGCCTAAATTACAGACTAACTTTGAAACTTTCTTTAATGATATATTAATGAATGGTAAGCTATCATTTGATAGTTTAGGCAAAGCATTATTAAATACTTTACTTTCAGTAATTGCTAGTGATGCAGCAAGGCAAGTAACAAGTTTATTAAAGACTAGCTCTGGTAAAGATTTTACCGATAGCAAAAAAACTGGAGGCGGTGGAATATTAGGTGGCATTGGCACATTGCTAGGTATAGGCAAAAAAGTTGCGCCAGTTGTAACTACTGCTGCTACTACAACGGCAGCTACCACAACTGCTGCATTAGCTCCGGCTGCTGCTGCTAGTCCATTGTTACCTATCTTAGCTGGAGTTGCTGCAATAGCAGGGATTGCATCTTTATTTAAAAAGAAACAACAGGCACCTATACCACAAGCATCATCTACAATCAGCACAAGTGCGGCAGGATCTGCTCAGGATTTTGGCGGTGGTCGTGTTGTATTTGAGATTTCAGGTACTAACTTAATCGGTGTGTTAAACAGAGCAGGTGCTAAATTACAGAGATTCGGACCATGAGTTATTCCCAAAAATATTATTTTACCTTTTATAGCGACAGAGATACTCGGATTGTTGATGGGTTGCCAGATGAATATTTGTGCAGTATCTCGCAGTTAGATTATGCAGGGGCAGCTACTGAAATACAGGCTCAACAAAACCCTATACAGATTAACTATCAGAATACATCAAGTAATAAGCTAGAGCCTATTATCGGATCTGAATGTACGTTAAATTTAATAGCAACTGAGGACTTTGAGCTAGAGGATTTGTATACCGAGAATGAGCGTGAGTTCATGGTGCAAATTTATCGCAAAGAAACTCCGAATACATTAATTATTAACTGGGAATTAGAAGAAGATATATCAGGAGTTGATGCAAACTTAGAGATATTGGTAAATGGTGTTCAGATAGTCAATCAGTTTAATAGTGCATCCGGATCATTTAATATTAATCGTGGCGATACTGTTTTAATTAAATCATTTAGTTACACATCGACATCAGGTAATAATGGTGTTAATTTAGAAATTACAGGAATACCAACTAAAAGGTCTGTCATATTCCCTTTTGCAATGGATACAACTGTTATACCTACAACTGATATAAATGTTTTTTTGCAAAGTACTCATTCAGCTACAGAATATACCGCTATCCGTTCAGCGGTTTTTGAAACATCATGCGCATCTGGTGAGGGTTCTTTAGAGGTCTTTACTAAAAATTACAATAGCGTAACAAGTCAGGCAGCAGCTCAGGCTCTAGCAGATGCTGATAGCGGATTTACGGCAGAGGGACAAGCGTATGCAAATGCAAATGGTGTTTGTTATGTTAGTCCTGGAGGCTTTGAGGATTTAATCTGGCAAGGCTTTATTATTCCAGATGGATGTCAGGAGTCTTTTACATTTCCGCCTTATGTTATCTCTGTGAATGCGGTTGATGGAATAGGGTTGCTAAAAAATCTGTCTTATGTACAGAATGATGGAAATTTCTATCTAGGTAAACAAACTTTTATAGAAGTCATACAGGCTTGTTTGGTAAGGTTAGAAGCACCTGCATTGTATCTAAATACTTGTGTTAATATCTTTGAAGATAGCATGACGCAAGGCGATACCTACGATCCGCTAGATCAATGCTATGTAAATAGTGAAAGGTTTTTAAAGGATGACCAGTTTAACCCTATGAGTTGCGAGGAGGTTCTTAGATCTGTTTTAGAGTTATGGACTGCCGTATTAGTACAAAGTTCTGGCGAGTGGTTTATTTATAGACCAACGGAGTTAGCCGTAGATGGCAGTTTGACTTTTAGAAGATATTTAGAGGGTTACAGGGTTTATGATCAATCTACATTAACAGAGAATTTAGATTTAGTTTTAGGTGGTGAAAGTGAGGGCGTAATTGCAGCTCCTTATTTTCATATCAATACAGATCAGATGAAAATGATAGACAGACCTTATAAAAATGCGTCAATGTCATTTCTTTATGGTTTTGTAACCTCTTTGATTGTAAATCCAGAATTTGTTGGATGGAATGGCATAACTTTTACAGATTGGGCAAAGAGTAATGTTTTATTACCACTTACAGAAGATTCTGCCGGTGGCGCTAAATTGGGCAATGTAACTGCATCGCCTGGTCCTTATGAGTATATTGAAAACATTACACCTGCGCCAATTACAGAGGGCGATATGGTGGTGTTTAAGATGAGTTATTATAACTATATATCAGACGGACCAAGTGCTAGAGTTATGCTAACTGATGGATCAACAACATGGTATTTAGACCAGACTGGCGAATGGGGTGTAAATGATACTAGAATAAACGGCTTGACTTTACAATACTATGAGGGCGCTATGAGTATTACTGCACGTAGAGCGCCAATTACAGGAAACCTAACTATTAGACTATACGAAGCACGTGAGGATTTAATACCTCCATCTATTGATTTATTTATTACTTATAGATCAGCAAGTATAATTCCTAACATAGGCACAGAGGATCCTATTGGTGAAATGCATACGGCTACACAAACAGGCAAGTTTACTTTTGTGCCACAAACTGTTAATCTGTTTAATGGCGATACAACATCAAATTTATATCTAAGCGGAATTTATCAAGCAAACCAAACGACGCTAACAAGTTTATGGAATCGCAGAGGAATATCTGAGAGTATTTTAGCTACTCCATATGAAAGTAGTAAAGCATTTTTACGCATAGCAGTTGAAGAAAAACAAAGGCTATATGCAGGACCATTTGTTAGATTTGAAGGTTCTATATTTGGATATTTTAATCCTGTTCAGAGGTGGTCAATTAATTTAATAGAGGGTTACTTTATGAATTTAAGCCTTAACTATGACTTGCAGCAGAACATCTGTAAAGCAGTTTTAGGTAGAATAGTAGATGACGAAATTGCTCTGGATTATACGCTAACGCCAGATTATGGTGCGACAACAAAAGTAACAGTAAAAGGAACGCCATGATGTTATTTATAAACAATATTCCTGTAGGTTGTTTAATCTCTGTAAGTAAATCTGAGCAGATTTCTTTTCTAGCAACGTGCAAGACTTCACAGTCAGGCGGACTAACTCAATTAGGTAGGATCTACACTTACTCAATACCCTTTGAGGGTGTTATGACTACCGAAAATAATATAATGTCGTGGACAGGCTTAAAATCGCTTGAAAGAGTTAAGATAGATTGGGAAATTACAGGCGATGGCATAGAGGGTGAGCAAGGGCAAGGATTTATAGAGAATTTAGAGATAGTAGGGGAGGTGCAAGATTTTATTAAATTTAGTGGTAATATTACAGGCTATGACTGATTTAATGCTTTATATAAATGATACGCCAGTCGGGTGTTTGCTGAGTAATAATTTAGCTGAGAGTATTAGCTTTATTAAGACCTGCAAATCTACGCAAGACATGGCTCAAAAGCAGTTACCTCAGTTGCATTCTTATTCTATAAGTTTTGAGGCTGTTTATTCGACAGATCAAGCTATAATAGGATGGGATCAGTTAAAAGATTTAGGCAGGTCAAGACAGATTATGGACTGGTCAATGCTAAACACAGATACGAATGAGGGCGATGCAGGTGAGGGATTTTTGGAATCTTTAGAGATTAGCGGAACATCAGAGGATTTTGTTAAATTTACAGGAGTTATTACCGGATATGGAGCAATAGTAAATGCAGCTCTAGATTATAATGTCTGGGCGCAGGATGAGGATGTTTATGTTGATAATGGTGGTGGATTGTATGTATTTGTAAATTAAAAGATATGCCAGTAATTAATGGAGTTTATTTAAAGGATTTTACGGCATTACCGAGTTCGGTAACGGATGCTAATATAATACCTATTGCCATTACAGGCAATCAAATAGCGTATAGAACAACTGTCGGAGGTATTGTGACAGATGCTAGAGTGACTAGTAAACTATTGACAGGCTTATCGGTCACAGGAGGCGCTATTGCGTCAACCGATACCATATTACAAGCATTTGGCAAAGTGCAGAATCAGCTAAATGGTAAGGTTAGCTCTGTTGGTTTAACAATGCCATCGGCTTTTAACGTAGCTAATTCACCTATAACAAGTTCAGGCACTTTAGCAGTAACCGCAGCGGGTGTTGCATCTCAATACATTCGTGGTGATGGACAGTTAGCTGATTTCCCAACAGGCGGAGGAGGCGGTGGTTCTTCGGTATCTTATTATCTTAATGGTTCAATTAATCAGGGAACATTTGTAGGTAATACCTACTACGAAATGAATAAAACACCTGTATTTGGTGCAGGTACAGATTTTAGTATTGGTGCTGATGGTTACATTGCTCAATTCATAACTGATGCGAATGACCCTAATGCCTTATTAATTCCTGCTGGTAATTGGAACTTTGAAACTTATTTTAGTGCTTCTTCTGGTGGTGGTTCTCCTTCGTTTTATATTGAACTATACAAATACAATGGAACTACATTTACTTTAATTGCGAGTAGTTCGGCAACGCCTGAGTTGATTGCTTTTGGCACAACTATAAATCCATACTTTTCAAGTTTAGCAGTTCCCGAAACAGTTTTAGCGGCTACCGATAGACTTGCAATAAGAATTTATGTTACTCATTCAGGTAGAACAATCACGTTACATACCGAGAATAGTCATCTATGTCAAGTCATTACTACGTTCACCACAGGAATACAGGCATTAAACGGACTAACCAAACAAACACAATATTTTGCGGTTGGCACAAGTGGAACTGACTTTAATATTTCAAGCGCAACAGATACGCATACGTTTAATATTCCGAGTGCAAGTGCAACTGCTAGAGGTTTAATAACAACAGGAACGCAGACTATTGCGGGACAAAAAACATTCTCAACAGGTTTAACTGGTACATTAACAGGTAGTGCATCTTTATTAAATGGGTTTGCTTCGGATGTTACTGAGGTATCTAATACAATACCAAGGAGAGATGCTAATGCCGATATAGTAGCACGAACCTACTTTATGAATACTGTCTACGGTGATTTTGCCCCAAATAAATTAGTCGGCACGTCTTCAACTGGTCAAATACGAGAGATGTCACAAGCACAGGCTTTAACCTATTTAGGTATTTCGTCAAGTTACCTAGCATTAACAGGAGGTACGCTTACTGGAGCATTATCAGGCACAAGTGCAACCTTTACAGGAACAACTTTATCTGGTGTTGTAAAAGGAATAGCTACAAGCGGATTTGGTGTATCAGGAGAAGCAACAAGCGGAAATGCAGTTACTGGAAATGCTACTACTGGAGTTGGTGGTATTTTTATTGCTAATAACACAGGTGGAGTTGGATTAATTGCTGATTCCTATACAGGAGTTATTGCTAAATTTCAGGCATCTGGAACTGATAAAGTTACAATTGCAAATACAGGAGCATTAACAGGTACAAGTGCTACCTTTAGTGGAGCGGTGACAATAAATGATGCTGCAAGAATAGATGCAGCCAACGGAAATCAATTAATATTAGACAATGCAGGGGAGCGATTCACGCAAATAGATTGGTATAATAACAATTCTGGCAAATCGGTTATCTTTTGGGATAATACAAATAATTATTTTCAAATTCAATCAACTCCGGCATCCTCTAAAATCAGGGTTGTTGCTCAAACAAACGGAGTTGAACTTGCAAATGGTGGGACTTCATGGAGTTCATTGTCTGATATTCGGGAGAAAACAATAATCAGACCGATTCAGGATGCATTAACAACTTTGA